CCGACGACGAGGATTTGGCTGTCCCGTCGCCTGAAAATTAGTCAGCGAACACAATTGAAAATGAAGAAAAAGAGTTTGTTGATGCACTCACCGAAAGAAGTGCAGACCATGGTCGGTATACTGAACCGTACTATGGGCCTAATAATCAGTTAGATCCACGCTTGTTGAGCGTGCAAGCAGATGCGTCAGAGGAAGTTTCTGATGATGAGAATAGTGGAGCTTTTGCTCGTGCTAGTGCCGTCGAAACTTCTCAGACCACAACTTTCCAGGACAATGCTGGTGGGAATATGGTTAGTGCACCTGCAATTGAGAACGCCGTTGCCATAGTGGATGGTACGGAAGATATCGGCCTTGGAGCCTTTCTCTCCCGTCCTAATTTGATCGATTCGACCACATGGACAACTGGCGATTCAGCCGGAGTCAAAACCACACTCTTACCGTGGTACTTGTATCTTAATTCTACAGCAGTCAAGAAGAAAATTGATAATTTCGCATTCGTGCGTGGAAAACTGCATTTGAAGATTTTGATCAATGGTACCCCGTTCCAGTATGGAGCTATGCGCGCCTGTTATGCACCGCTAGTTGGATTTTCAACCGATAAGATTCGGACAAACACTGTCAATTTATTGGCGGTGAATGTGCCATATTCGCAACAACCTGGGTTCTTTATCTACCCACAAGCTAATGCTGGTGGAGAGATGGAATTACCCTTTTTGTATCATAAGAATTGGTTGGATCTAACAAGCGCCTCAGACATTCAGAACTTTGGTGCACTCAAGCTAGTTATCTTTGGAGCTTTGCGTTCAGCAGTTGCTGGTGGTTCTACCGCAGTTACTGTGAACACTTATGCATGGCTTACAGATGTTCAGCTTATGGGTGCTACAACCAAGTTATCCGTTCAAGGAGATGAGTATATTGAGGGGGCCATTTCGGGCCCCGCTACCGCACTTGCGAGTGTGGCAAAGTCGTTAACTCATGTACCTGTGATCGGTAAGTTTGCGCGTGCAACAGAGATTGGTGCAAGAGCCACAGCTGGGATTGCCCGGCTATTTGGCTTTACAAATGTACCTGTAATTAGGGAAATCAATGGATTCATGCCTATGAATGGCCCGATGCTTGCATCGTCCCATATATCTACGGCAGTGCAGAAATTGACGTTGGACCCTAAACAGGAACTAAGTATTGATCCTTCTATCCACAATGTACAAGACCAAGATGAATTATCGGTTAGTTACTTGAAGAAGAAGGAATCATACTTTGGTTACGCGAGCTGGGCTACATCAGATTCACGATCCACACCTATTTTCAATGCAAGAATTACACCTTGCTTGTTGATGAATGTGGATCTTGTGAACAGTGGTTCAGCCAATGTTGCCAAACGCGTATACCATACACCTCTCTCTTATATGAGCCATATGTTCCTCAATTGGCGTGGTGGTCTCATCATTCGACTCAAAGTCATATGCACTAAATTTCACAAAGGACGATTGAAGATCTGTTTTGATCCACGTGGAGATATCTCCACAAGTGATCCCGACTCCAATCTAGTGTATACACACATTCTTGATATAGGTGAATGTGATGA